CTTTCTCAAACCACTTCAGCCTATAATCACCCATGATGTGCAGTGTTACCTCACTATAGGCTTTATCCACCTTTAGCCTAATGCCTTTTTCCATTGACTAAGCACCGGATCCCACTTTAGCCCTCAGTGACTGCTTGACACCTTGCATAGCGACTTGTCCACCTCTTCTTAATGCTTCAGTGATTATCTTCTATCGGTTCTCACTCTCCAGATTGTTCAACAATCTGTCAACTCTGGAAGAGTCCACTGTTACATCACTCATTGATCAACTCGGTTCTTATGGTCTGTCTCTGTTTGTCCTTATCTGGTTCTATGGCTAAGATGCGGTACTTCCTTCCTTGCCAGATTATCCGCATGTTCTCATTCACATCATGGTAGACTCTTACAGTGAAGTTCACTTGATGTGACCAGACCACTTCATTATTTGCAGTCATTCTGTTGCCAGAGGTGTAGTTTACAGAAGCCCTAGTATCTATGAATGTAGACCACTCCAATTCATTTGCACCATAGACATTCTGGCTAATGATGGGCTGTTCTATGGTAATGCGTTCTTTCAGTAAGCCAGCTTGCATCAGGGTATAAAGTATTTCTTGTAAAGTCCTATCAGATACTCCATAGTGTATGGCACAGTGACCACACCGTTATAACTTACTGGCTCTCTGTTGGCATACAGATTACCCACCATCAGAAGTATGGAATGTTTGACTGCTGGGGGCAAATCACCCCCAGTGTCAGTCAAATCTTCCAAAACTATGTCTAGATGTTGCTATACTGAATCCTCTGATACCTCAATCAAGGAAGTGATATAGGCATCATCATCAGTGAAGTCGGCATCTACATTCAGATGTTTCTTAGCTTCATCTAAAGTCACATACATAGTTTTTCCACTTATTAATAGACAAATCAGACTTTAGTGGCTAGAAAACCAGTAAAGCTTTCAACGCGTCTGGGCTTTGCATCAAAGTAGGCATTGATAACAAGGCGAACTTTACCACTGTTTGCTTGTGTGTATGGGTCTACTGTTAAATCGATCCCACCCCATTGGGCTATCACATAATCCTCAAAGTTGCCTATAACTGCACCAGCACAACTGTTAGTGCAATACACTGGCAAGCCGTTAATCTCGTTGTTCTCCATGGTGAATAAGCCACTTCCACTGTCTTTAGCGGCAGTTCTTAAAGAAGCCTTGATTTCTGGAGATACGATGTAGCAGAAGTTACCAGTGGCATTGTTCTCATCCAGTTTCTGCTCCATTGCCACAGTACCCGCATAGGTGGCTGCACCTGAGGTTTCAATTAATGTGAAAATGCCAGCGGGTTGGGTAGTGGAACCAGCCACATTGCCTAAGATGGTAGACTCCAATTTCTCTGATAAAGCCCTTACAATGTCATTCTTGAGCATCTCTTCTGCACTGGCTGAATCTTGGATAAGGAACTGCTTGGAGATGTCCAGATAAGCGGTAAGTCTCTTTGGTGAAAGTTCCACTTCATCAAAAGTACCAGCCCCATCAGCAGCGGCTGCTACCTCACCTTTCCATGTCACACTTGTTCCACTGTAGGTGGGGATCGATACGTTACCCACCAAGCCAGTCATGTAGGTGGCACCAGCCTAGGTAAGAACCATACGGTTTCTTAAAGGCTCCAATATATTGAGTTTATCTTCCGCTACCACTTCCTGACCATGTGTGTCCAATGTTGCTTGAATGGTTGCGCGTTCCTCAACTGGAAGGATAATCTGACCACTGAATGACTGTCCAGCCTTTCTCATTTCTGCTATACCCGCATTCACCACTTCTTGTGCAGTCTCATCTAGATTTCTGTTATTGACCACTGCGTTAATCGCATTGATTAAAGAAAATTTTTCCATTGTCTTATTACGTTTTTCGTTACTGTTTAACTTGTTCTTTAGTTCATTCTCGGTATCTTCAATTTGTTTGAGTAGGCTATTGAATTCTACTTCCTCATCTGTATTCAACTTCCTAGCTTCTTTCTCTACAGAGTTAAGTAGATTTTCAGCCCTCAGTTGTAACTGTTCTTTCTTGTCCATCAATTCCACACTGTTCATGTCTAATCTTACTTCTAAGTTCATTGTAGTATGCATCCAGTTCCTGCTCTTTCTGCTTCATGGCATCCAAGCCCCTGGTGTCTGCCTTTACTGATGTGGCATCATAGGCGGCTCTGTAAACTGGTGAAACATCATATAATTCCTAAATGCTCACTATGGTTCTTAAATAACTTCCATCTTCACGTTTCTCCCAGTTATCTTTACCGACTGTGAAAGCAAAAGAGCTGGTGGTAATGTCACCTCTCTTCAAGCCTTCCAACAACTCATCACCCAGAGCCGTATTAGGTGCTTCAAACATGTATTTCAAGCCCCTTTCATCTATCTCCAGATTCAAGCTGCCTTCACCGTATTTGCTTCTAGCCAGTACCCCTTTATCCTCATTGTGGTTAAGAAGGCAAAGAATATCAGACTTATCTATAACCCCATCTAATGCTCTGGTATCTATGATTTCCTTGAATCCCCCTAAATCGTTTGATTCACTGTTGAAGACTATTGCATATCCCTCAACCGTTCTGGAATCATTTTCTAAGGCTCTAAGTTCCTAGTTAGTGTTTCTTATTTCCTTCATTGATCAATCTTTTCTTTGATAGTATTAGTATTCTCTGGACTGGATGAAGTGGCTCTTTCAATGGTCTGGAGATTCACTTGTACAAAGTGGGCATCACCGCCATCTGTCGCTTCTAAATCCAGTTCTCTTCTGATTTCATTAATGCTCATGACACCGTTATTAAAGAGGGTATTGTAGTAATTTGCCAGTGACTGCTTATCAGCTCTTAGTAATACAGATGTATTGAATCTGACATCAATACTGTCTTTCTCACTGGGCTTGTATAGCTTCCTTTCAAACTCCTATTCAATCTTTTCCAACAATGGGGACAGTGTGTCTGTCAAGAATGCCAGTTCAGTGGCTTCTATGGTACTGTAACTGCTATTGGACAGGTCAAATGCTTTCACTGGAGACACCCCAAAGAATCTGCAAATGTCCACCACATTGAATTGTCTGGTCTCCAGTAACTGTGAGTCACTGGGGCTAATGGTGATCGGTTCAAAATCCATGTTTCCCTCTAGAACCGCCACACCGTTTGGGGTGCCAGTGGATGCATTAAAAGCACTTTGCCAACTGGTCTTTAATGCTTGCTTCTGCTATGTGGTCAGTGAACTTTGCACCTTCAGGACTCCCGCCAGATTGGCACCGCCTTTAAAGAAGCCTTCTGCATGGTTTTCCGCTTCTGTAGCCAGACCTAATGTCCTTCTGGCATTCTGTAAAGTGGATATTCCAGTAATGCCATCATAACTGAAGTTAAGCAAGTGTATCATGTTGCATGATTCCACCATTCCTTTCATGCCAGTGACAGTATAACTAATATCATCCTTCAGTGTCTGGGGCTATCGGATAGTCACCAGGTCTGATGGGATGTAGTACAAAGCGACTGCATCACCTCTGCCATCTCTTTCTATATAGGCATAAGCATTGCCCTTCAGAAGCATGGACACTATCATGGTCTTTATAAAGGTGAATCTAGTCATTCTGTTGTTTGGCTCTTTATTGAGCAACTTGTATGATGGGTGACTGGTAAACTTCACTTTATAGCCCCTAGAATCCACCTTGAATGGCTCAAGAGGTAACTGGGCAATACTGTCACTTATCACTTCCACACATCTGTAGACAGCAGAAGACAGTAGGGCTTGACTGGTGGAATAGCCATTGAAGGAATTGTAGGTAAGGAAGTCAAAGTTACCACATCCTCTTTCTTCTGGTTTATCTTTTTTCCAAAATTTCAAGTTCATATAATTATTATTTGTAATTTTGTGAGTTGTCTAAGAATCTAATTTAACTGCAATGTGATATGATTGATATTATCTTTGAAAATCGTGATCTCAAGTTTACGAAATTAAGTGCTAGTGCTTTTAATGATTCCAACTTGTTTTATGATAATGAAGCTGGAACTGTTACCTTCTTGGGCTATGAGTTCAAAGTGAATGAGCCAATTTGGGTTTATCGGTATCTTAAACAACACGAACGATTTACCGATCCAAAAACTAGAGTTTTACTTGAAATCCGAATGGCTCCAACTGGTCAGTTTTTTGCCAGAAGGCAATATTATACAAGTGCTGCCAAATATCGCTTTGAGAAGTTTATGGATTACCATGTACCAAGTTATGAGTCATATGAGTTTATCAATCGTGGTAAAGATGAAGAGTATGGAGATTTCCGTGAATATACGGATCATAATCTTGGCTACCGTGTTAGATAACCGTTATCTCATTGCTATAGTGGGGTACTGTTAGGTATGTGCCTAATGCTTGTATCATGGCTATAGCCCCATCAATCTTCTTTGATTTAAGTGATTTGTTGGGCTTCACGTTCCCATTATAGTCACTCTTCAGTTC